CATAAAGCACCTCGCTTATAACAATGGTATAAGGTTTGTTTCAACAACGAACCCGTTATCGTTAGACTTAGCCGGACCCTTAGCGACCAGCCCCACCACTACCCCGCGATTGTTGACGTTCACCCAGTCGGATGCATCGCCGTCAATAACGGGCCGCCCTAAAAACTGCTTAGGGAAATACTTATCTCGAAACACGACAGCCATCGGCGCATCTGTCCGCGCCTCAAGAAACGATCGCACTTGGTTCCGGTACTGTTCGCGCCCTGAGTAGCTGAACATCAGCCGATAGTTCTCAGGTAGTGGACGCTTGAACCTGTCGGCCAGCTTCGTATAGTCATAGAACTGCAACTGCGGAAACGATTGCGGTATCTCGTAATCCTCCCAGCGTATGTCGCTCATGACATTCAAGCGCACCACACCTTGCACATTCTGCGCGGCGCATAGCTTGGTGAAGTTCGTTAGCTCGCGCCGTAGCTGATCGATGAAACCTTGCCTGTCCGCATGCCAGTAATCAGTGCGGGCCTGCCGCGCTAGATTGATCGACGAATAAACCTGAGCCAACCCCGCCTCTTTTAGACAGTCATTCATACAGCCCGCCGCCTTAGCGCCAGCGCATAGATAGTTGTCTGGTAGCATCGTCAGCGTAGCCATGCGAATAGTGGATTCCTTGTTAGTCTTTCGAGCCTTCGTATTGCCCTGCTTTTTACTTGTGTCTAGTAACTTTTTCATTAGCATTTCCCTGTCGTTATGTGGTATGCCCACAGTATGAGGTAGAGGGATCGACGGTGTCAACCCCTTACAGCCTCGTTATAACAATGTTATTAGTAGTTATACTGTTCAGCCCGACGATCTCGAAAGCTGGGCTTGAATTCATCATACCGATCAAAGCTTACAGGGTAAACCGTCATCGGTCCTTCCGCGTATTCGAACTGTCGCGCCTCGAATCGCTGGTATGCCATGACATTCGCAGGCACCAAAGTAATACTGTCACCCTCGCATTGGTCACAGTCGCGGTGCCATACGTACACGGGAACCATCCCGTCACGTTGATGATGTTCGATATTCTCTTTTAACCTCGCGCGTCTTTCCAAGTAATCAACCGGGGCGAGCGTGCGAATAGTCGAGCGCCACCGTGCGGGATTGCATCCAGTGAGTCGCGATTTCTTATAGAAACCAAGACAAGCCGCGGCTCCCAAATACTTATCAGCGTTTGATGTGAATCGTTTCATTTTACTTTCCTCATTTTGTTTAAAGACAACCCATCAAAGCGCCGCGCACGACGCTTGAATTGATCCTCTTATAACATTGATATAAGACCTATACCGATAGTCGCACCAACGACAGAGCCTAGAAAAACACAAGTCAGGCCGATGGTGAAACCCTCGAAAGCTTCCCAGAATTCTTGTCGGCGCGTACGTCTTCGTCTCGCTTTGATAGATTGTCTCATTAGAACTCTTCCCCATTGATCGCCGCCAGTGCCGCCGTACTTGCTACACAGCAAACAGACCCGACCGCGAACGATATCCACATAAAATTAAGCGCCGCCATCATGGCAAGTAACCCGCTCGCCGCGCCCACGATAATTAAAAACCCTTGCAAAAATTTCATAATGAACCCTTATAACGTTGTTATAACGCAGAAAAGCGCTCCGAAGAGCGCCCCGTTTCGTTTCAGATTATGCCGCCTTCTTATAAATCGCCGCGTTCATCTCTACAACCATATCCTTTAGGACTGCCGCAACCCGTGCGAGTGCCTCGTCTGCGTACGTATCGTCAGCATCAAGCTCTCGCGCAATCTCTGAAAGAATGTCGCGCTTGCTTTTCTTGTCGCGCTTCTTGGGCTCGATGAAAACGCACTTTCCGGTTTCTTTCAGAGTCTCGCCGCACCATGAAATTTTGGTACCGATCCCGCCATTCTCAGGATCTTTCGCGCTGATGCGCTGGACCGTTGTGCGCAGTGTCGCGAGTGCGCCTTTGTTACCCTTCGCGCTCAATTGCTCCACCGCCTCGCGAATCAGATCCGCACCGCTGAAATCTTTAACAATCAGTGTCTCTAGATCGGCGCGCACTTGCTCAGCCAAACGAGTTGCATTGATCGCACTATTAGCAATTTTATTTAACTTAATAGACATAATTAACATTCCTTATATAGATAAAAATATTTAGTTAATGATCAAGTGACCATGTGAGACATTATCCATAGATCAAGACGGTGCACAACCTTATAACAGTGATATAAGCGATTTTTTTGTGAATACAGAATTGCCTTTCCATTCATCTCGTGAATACCGTTATAACATCGTTATAAGCTGTGGAGACTCTCGCCGCGTTGACCTATAGGGCACCTACCTAGACACACGCGCTTGCACTTTTGAGATGCTCTGCCGAACCTTTCGAGATTCATTTTTGGGACGGGGAGGGGTCTTTGGAGTCGCCGCTACGCGGTGTTCCTACCTAGACACAAAAAAGAGTGAAATTGAACTTTTTATAGCGCCTAGTTATCAGGGGAGAAACAACAGAAAAAACAAACACTTAGCGATTCAGAATCTGGACCGTGACTGTACAGTTAAAAGGGACAGGAATTAAAGCTTGACAATTAATCATTTCCGTGATACAATAAATAGTGTATTAAGTCTTTAAAGATTCCTTACCGAGACAGTAATGGGTACAGTAATAAATAATTATTTAATGATTATCTTTAAAGATAACTTATAAGAAGGTGTTTCATGGTTGATGATGTTACCCCGCCAGCGCGGAAGCGTGGACGACCACGTAAAAATGAAGTTAAAGCTGTAAAAAAAGGTAACCGTAATGCTGTTGGTCGCCCGAAGGGGGACGCGGCAATCATCAATGAGTACAAGGCTAGGATGTTAGCCTCTCCAAAATCAAGGAAAGTGCTCGATACTATCTTTGATGCGGCTCTTGACCACGAACATAAGAACCAAGCGGCGGCTTGGAAGCTGGTAATGGACAGAATCTTACCAGTTGCGGCGTTTGAAAAGGATGTTGTTAAGGATGGAGGCAGAAATGCTATCCAAATTAACATAACAGGGGTAGGAGCAGTAGATGTTTCGCCCAATGATGAGCCAATTGAGGGGGAAATTGTAGATGAATCTTAGATTTTTTACTCTCGACGAGTTCGATTGCCAAGAAACTGGCGAAAACCGCATGGAACAAGAGTTTCTTATGAAGCTCGACGCTTTGCGCGGTGCTTGCGGGTTTCCTTTTGAAATCACAAGTGGGTATAGACACCCGACACTGCACCCGCTTGAAGCAAAAAAGGAAATCCCAGGATCCCATTCACAGGGAATTGCTGCCGATATTAAAATAACGAACGGCGCACACCGCCACACCCTTGTTCGAACTGCATTGGACATGGGGTTTACAGGCATAGGTATTGCTGATACCTTTATTCACGTCGATACGCGGGGTAGTACACCCGTTATGTGGACTTATTAATGGATCTTAACATTGAATTACTTCCTTGGCAACAGGAAGTTTGGAATGATCCAACACGATTTAAGATTGTAGCCGCTGGTAGACGTACTGGTAAATCCAGATTAGCGGCATGGCTACTTATTGTTAACGCATTGCAGGCAGAAAAGGGTCATGTATTTTACGTCGCACCTACTCAGGGACAAGCCAGAGACATTATGTGGTCCACCCTCTTGGAACTGGGGCACCCTGTTATTAGTAGTAGCCACATTAATAATCTTCAAATCAAGCTTGTCAATGGAGCCACAATCAGCCTCAAAGGCGCAGACAGACCAGAGACTATGCGAGGTGTTAGCCTCAAGTTTCTAGTCATGGACGAGTACGCAGACATGAAACCTGACGTATTCGAGCAAATCCTTAGACCTGCCCTTGCGGACCAAAAAGGATCTGCATTGTTTATTGGTACACCAATGGGAAGGAACCACTTTTATGAGCTATACAAATATGCGGAACTGGATGATGATCCAACGTATCAGGCTTGGCATTTTACTTCTTACGATAACCCACTGCTGGATCCGGATGAAATTGACATTGCGAAACGTGGCATGTCGAGTTATGCGTTTCGCCAAGAGTTTATGGCAAGCTTTGAAGCGCGCGGCTCAGAAATGTTTAAAGAAGATTGGATCGCTTTTAACGACGAAGAACCTGACGTAGGCGATTACTACATAGCGATAGACGTGGCTGGTTTCCACGAGGTAAACAAGAAGAGGACAAAGAATGCTCGTCTTGACGAGACAGCAATTGCGGTGGTCAAGGTTAGCCCTCATGGCTGGTTTGTTGATAACATTATTTGCGGTAGATGGAGTCTTGACGAAACGGCAACTAAAATTTTTCAGGCCGTTAGAGATTACCGCCCCATCCGTGTGGGAATGGAAAAAGGAATTGCTAGACAGGCCGTAATGTCTCCTCTTGTAGATTTGCAAAAACAATATGGTATGTTCTTCAGGGTTGAGGAACTTACTCACGGAAATAAAAATAAGACCGACAGAGTGATGTGGGCGTTGCAGGGTCGTTTTGAAAACGGGCAAGTAACTTTAAATAGGGGTAGTTGGAACAGTCAGTTCTTAGATCAACTGTTTCAGTTTCCTGATGTATTAACTCACGATGACATGGTCGATGCACTAGCGTATATTGATCAGTTAGCAAAAGTGGCTTACGACTACGAATATGAAATCGAAGACCACGAAATCTTAGACGTAGTAGCGGGATATTAATATGGAAGAAATTTACGAAGTAGATCCATTACTCACAGAACAGAGTATTGAAGAGTGGGTAATGGACAAATGTGAGGATTGGCGCGATCACTATGAATCGACGTATGCTGAAAAATTTGACGAATACTATCGCCTTTGGCGTGGTATCTGGGATCCTGCTGATAGCGATCGTCGCTCTGAGCGTTCCCGCATTATTTCTCCTGCACTTCAGCAGGCTGTAGAATCCAACGTAGCAGAACTAGAAGAAGCTACATTTGGTCGCGGCAAGTGGTTTGATGTTAGCGACAACATGGGTGACACTGAAAAACAAGATGTGTTATTCCTAAGAAACAAGTTGACAGAAGATTTTGAAAATAGTAAAATCAGGCAAGCTGTCGCTGAGTGTTTAATAAACGCCGCTGTGTTCGGGACAGGCGTTGGTGAAATCGTCATCGAAGAAATAAAAGAGATGACACCTGCCAAACAACCTTTGATGGACGGCGACCTAGAAGCTGTAGGCGTTAACATCAAAGACCGTGCTTGCGTAAAGCTCAAGCCAGTCCTTCCTCAAAATTTCCTTATCGATCCTGTAGCAACAAACGTAGAAGACGCTCTCGGTGTAGCTATCGATGAGTTTGTCAGCCTACACCAAGTAGAGATGCTACAAGAGCAAGGTATCTATCGTGACGATTATGTAGGTATCGCCGCTCCTGATACAAACCTAGAGCCAGATCAAGACCTAACACTGTACAACGATGACAAGGTTCGCCTTACTAAGTACTACGGTCTTGTTCCGCGTGAGATGCTTGACAAAGCACTAGGCGAAGATAGCATACCCGAAACAGAAGGCAACTCTCGATACGTCGAAGCAATCGTTGTAATCGCCAATGGCGGCGTTTTGTTGAAGGCTGAGGCTAACCCTTACATGATGCAGGATCGTCCTGTGGTGGCGTTCCCATGGGACGTGGTGCCCGGAAGATTCTTTGGTCGTGGTGTATGTGAGAAAGGCTACAACTCTCAGAAGGCACTCGACACAGAGCTACGTGCGCGTATTGACGCATTAAGTTTAACCATCCACCCAATGATGGCTCTTGACGCAACAAGACTGCCCCGTGGTGCCAAGCCAGAAGTACGTCCGGGAAAAATGATCCTAACTAACGGAGACCCTCGTGAAGTACTTCAGCCTTTCAACTTTGGTCAAGTTAATCAAATTACGTTTGCTCAAGCGTCAGCATTACAGCAGATGGTACAGCAAGCTACCGGAGCGGTGGACTCAGCAGGACTTGCAGGTCAGGTTAACGGCGAGGCTACTGCCGCTGGTATTAGTATGTCTCTTGGCGCTGTTATTAAACGTCACAAGCGGACCCTGATTAACTTCCAGCAGTCTTTCTTGATTCCGTTTGTCAAGAAGGCGGCGTATCGTTACATGCAGTTTGATCCTGAAAACTATCCTGTAGCTGATTACAAGTTTAACGCTAGCAGTACTCTAGGTATTATTGCGCGCGAGTACGAAGTTACTCAGCTTGTACAGTTGCTTCAAACAATGGATCGACAGTCTCCACTATACAACACACTTATCCAGTCCATTATTGACAACATGAACCTGTCCAACCGTGAAGAACTTATCGCGGCTATGCAGAAAGCGATGGAGCCTAATCCAGAAGCACAGCAAATGCAACAGCAACAAGCACAGTTGCAGATGCAGTTCCAAGCTTCTCAGACTGCGGCGCTATCTGCTCAGGCTAAAGAGTCAGAGTCTCGTGCTACTAAGCTACTAGCAGAAGCTATGGCCGTACCACAAGAACTTGAGATTGATAAGATTGAAGCTATCACTCGCAATCTCCGCGAAGGTAACGAGGATGACAGAGAGTTTGAGCGTCGTATGCGTGTAGCTGACGCTTTGTTAAAAGAGAAAGCACTACAAGGTAAACCCAATGCTAACCAACAACGAATGGAACAGCCTGCTCCAGCAGGTCCAAGATCAATTCCAACCCCTTCTACTCCGAATAACGGAACTGGAGAACAAGGTGGAGGAGTTATCTAATGTCAAAGAAAGCAGACCCAAGGCTAGCACGGGCAGGAGTAAGCGGGTACAACAAACCAAAGCGAACTCCTAAGCATCCCACTAAAAAGTTTATTGTCGTTGCTAAAGAGGGTGACAGGATACGTACCATCCGCTTTGGCGATCAAAACATGACAATAAAAAAAGATCAGCCCAACCGACGCAAGTCATTTAGGGCTCGTCACAAATGTGACACCAACCCACCCAGCAAACTAACAGCACGATACTGGTCGTGCAAAAAATGGTAAGGAAGCACTATGTCATTCTTAGATATGTTTAAATCTAAAACGAACGGGAAAGCTCGCACAACTGGTAAGAAACCTGTTCGTAATTCTCGTCAACAGCAAGTGGCGGCAGGAAAAAAACGCAAAGAAGAAGCTCTAGCTAAAGCGGCTGAGCAACGTGCGGCTCCTCGTCGTCCATTGCCCGGAACTGCTACTGGTCCTAAGAAAAAGACTCAAGCAGAAAAAGACGCTTCACTGCGTACTAACCGTCAAAAAGCAAAGGCACCAGCTAAGCCTAAGGCACCTGCTAAAGCTAAGCCAGCACCTGCTAAGAAGGTTACAGGCACTAAAGCTAGAGTTGGTGTTGGTAGCAACAAAACTGTTTCAGCTAAGCGTGGCGGTAAGACTGTACAGCTCGCTAACGTATCAGCGGCCCAGCTAAAAAAGACTGGTCTTTCTTTGCGTGAGTACATGAACAAGTGGAACAAAACTGGTAAGCGACCAACCTAAGGAGTTTATATGTGTAAGTCATGCGGATGTAAAAACAAAAAAGGGTGTTGCAGTCGTGGCGGCAAAAAGAAAGGCTACTAAGAAATCTCCACGACCTAGGAATAGGGCGCTGTACAACAGAGTCGTAGCAGAGGCTAAAAAGAAGTACAAGGTTTGGCCCTCTGCTTACGCCTCTGGCTGGGTGGTAAAGACCTATAAGGCGCGTGGAGGCACTTATGCCTAGAGCTAATCAAGTACGCAAGAGAGTTGTTAAAAAGAAACCCTCTGGCGGTTTAACTAAATGGTTCAAGGAAGAATGGGTCGATGTTAAAACAGGAAAACCCTGTGGACGCAGATCAGCTAGAGGTAAAAGCAAACGACCCTATCCTTCTTGTCGGCCTAAAAAAGTAGCGGCTAAGATGACTGCGGCGGACAAGCGATCATCTTCTCGTCGTAAAACCGGACCTGCCCGTATCGCGCATACGGTAACAGCTTCCGGAAGACGTAGAAAAAAAGCTTGACAAGTCTTTGTTTATATGCTAAAATATATTGTGTATAGACAACTAACGAGGAAACTATGTCACTTACACCTGAGCTTGAAGCGTACTATGATACATATAATGAATTGTTTAATAGTAAAGGTTTCAAACAACTCACTGTAGATCTAGAAGAGCAAGCGAGGCAACTTGCAGATATTCAATCAGTTAAAGACAACGATGATTTGTTTTTTAGGAAAGGGCAAGTGGCTATTCTTGCTTATATTCTTAACTTACCTAACGTTGTTTCTAACGCTCGCGAACAGGCTGAGCTAGAAGACGAACCTCCTGTAGAGATCTAATGTTTAAAGTTTTTGATTTCCGTTGTACAAACGGACACATATTTGAAGAATTTGTAGAAGGTACAGTCACAACTAGTAGGTGCGGTTGTGGTGCCAATGCTACAAAAATGGTATCTGCCCCATCCTTTCACCTTAATGGTTCCGATGGTTCATTCCCCGGAGCGCATATGAAGTGGGTGAAAGAGCATGAAAAAGCAGGTAAAAAATAAATCCCTCCATAATGATTATGATCACGGAGTTTAATTATGTCAAGAGCAAGCTTAATCGATTTACCCCCTGAAGAGGAAACGGTAGATCAGCTTGAAGAAGAAGTAGTTCAAGAAGAAGAGATTCAACAACCTGAAGAGGAAGTTGAGCAACCTCAAGAAGAATCTAGCCTACCTGAGAAGTATCGAGGTAAGTCTTTAGAACAAGTGGTACAGATGCACCAAGAAGCTGAAAAGCTTTTAGGTCGTCAATCCTCAGAGGTAGGGGAACTGCGAAAGGTGGTGGATGACTACATTGCTAGTCAAACAACATCAGCACCTCAACAAGAAACTGTTGAGCCTGAAGACGATATAGATTATTTTACAGACCCCCAAGCGGCTGTCAATAGGGCAATTGAGAATCATCCAAAGATTCGAGAAGCTGAAGAGTACTCAATGCAGTACAAGCAACAAGCCTCACTAAGCATGTTGCAAAGCAAACACCCAGACATGAAAGAGATCCTAGCCGATCCCAAGTTTGCTGAGTGGATTAAAGCTTCGAAGATCCGGACTCAACTGTTTGTAAGAGCAGACCAAGAGTATGATGCTGACTCTGCTGACGAGTTGTTTTCTCTTTGGAAAGAGAGACGACAGGTTGTTAGGCAGACCGCCGAAGTTGAAAAACAAGGACGGAAGCAACAAATCAAGGCGGCTAATACAGGCAACGCTAAAGGCAGTGGTGAAGGGCAACGTAAAAAAATATATCGCAGGGCTGACATTATTAAACTAATGAAAAGCGACCCCGAGCGTTATCAAGCCTTGTCAGAAGAAATCTTGACAGCATACGCAGAGGGCCGAGTCAAATAATCTATTAGGAGATTAAGACATGGCAGAAGCAATTTATCCCGGCGCGGCCGGTTTTACAGCTAAGGCAGAAGCTGACAAGTTTATTCCAGAAATCTGGAGTGATGAGATCATTGCCGCTTACCAGAAGAACCTTAAGATGGCTCCTCTTGTAAAGCGTCTTCCAATGCAGGGCAAGAAAGGCGATCGTATTCACGTTCCTATGCCTACTCGTGGTTCAGCGAATGCTAAGCAAGCTGACACTGCGGTTAAAATCATTGCGAATACTGAGAACGAAATCACGATTGATGTTGATCGTCACTTCGAATACTCACGTTTGATCGAAGACATTGTAGAAGTACAGGCTCTCAACAGCCTCCGTCAGTTCTACACAGAAGATGCTGGCTACGCGCTTGCTTTGCAGATCGACAACGATCTTCACGCGGCATGTACTGGTTTCGGTGGCGGAACTAAGACATTTGCTCCTACAGCCTCTTCTTACGCGCACAGCGGTTGTTTCTACAATGACACAACTGACGGCGCGACTCAGTACGTAACTGATCAAGGTGATGTAGGCGCATTTAGCGATGAGTTTTTCCGTACTATGATTCAAAAAATGGACGATAACGACGTACCTATGGAAGGACGCTGTCTTGTTGTTCCTCCTTCAGTCCGAAACACAATCATGGCGGAGCCACGTTACGTGTCTTCTGATTTCGTATCAGGAACTCCAGTTCAGTCAGGCTTGATTGGTACTTTGTACGGTATTGACGTTTACGTTTCTTCTAACTGTGCAACAATCGAAGCGGCCGCTGACAACACAGCGGCAACTTACGACACTCGTGCTGGACTATTGTTCCACCGTGACGCTCTTGTTATGGTTGAACAGCAAGGTGTTCGTTCGCAGACTCAGTACAAGCAAGAGTACCTCTCTACTCTGTACACTGCCGACACTCTTTACGGTGTTGAAGTATACCGTCCAGAAGCTGGATTCGTACTCGCAATCGCAGAGTAACACTTTCGGGGGTCTTTATGGCCCCTTTTCCTTTTTTATTTAGAGGTTAGTATGGGAATATTCCGTGGATCCGGTGGTGCAGTTGATTCTACTAGAAACGCCGTTGCTAACCAAGTATCAATAGATTCGGCAACAGCCGCCGCTAAAGCATTAGAAGCTTCTTTGTCTGCTCAAAATGCGGCAAGCGATGCAAATAATATAGCCGCTACTTTTGATAATTTTGATGATACATATCTAGGCGCTAAAGCTAGTGATCCTTCTGTTGATAATGACGGAGATAGCTTAAAAGAAGGCGCTCTTTATTTTAACACTACCACCAATAAGCTTCGTTACTACGACGGATTAACTTGGCACAATACGTTTAATCCTTCAGACGGTTATTACACTAAAGCAGAAGCTGACGCAAGATATGCGGCACTACTGTCTTCAGATAGAACAATGAAATTCTATCGACAAGCAACAGCGCCTTCTGGTTTAGATTTGCAAGAAGGTGATATGTGGTATGAAACCGACACGGAAAACGTTTACTTTTGGAGAGAAACTGGAGGAAATATTTTTTCTTGGGTTCTCTTGTCAACAGGTACTGATGACAGTGACACATTAGATGGAGGAGCCTACTGATGGCCCAAACAATTAAAATCAAACGATCCACGGGGTCTGCGGCCCCATCCACTTTAGCGCAAGGCGAACTTGCCTATTCAAAAGGCAGTGATACTTTCTACGTTGGCGACCCATCAACGGCAAACACGCCCATTGCAATCGGCGGCGCACTTAAAAACAACGCGGGAACTGTTCAGCTTGCCACGGGAATTACTGCGGCGGCAGTTCGAACTGCCATTGGTGTAGATGCGGCAGGAACCGATAATTCAACCAATGTAACCTTAGCAGGTACGCGTGATTACATTACGATTTCTGGTCAAACAATTACTCGTAATGCTATTAATCTTTCGACCGACATTACTAGCACTCTAGCAATTGGTAACGGTGGTACAGGCGCAACTACTGCGGCACAAGCTCGCGCAAACCTTGGCGTTGACGCGGCAGGAACTGACAACTCTACGGACGTTACATTAGCTGGTACGCCTAACTACATTACTATTAGTGGACAAACGATCACTAGAAATTTAATTGATCTAACAACCGACGTAACTGGCGATCTTCCAATTGCGGAAGGTGGTACAGGTGCTTCTACAGCATCAGGCGCTCGTTCAAATTTAGGTCTTGGAGCACTGGCGACATTAAGCGCTGTCGGTGCGGCACAGATTACTGACAACTCAGTAGGCGCGGCAGAGCTTAGTGTTACTGGAAACGGCACATCAGGACAGTATCTCGTATCTGACGGTGACGGTACATTTAGCTGGGTAACACCACCGGTCGATGACGATGTAAGTGTTAGCAACCTTGAAACTCGACTGCCTCAGATTGATACTGCCGTAACTATTGGTAACGGAGTAACAATAACAGCAGGCGGAAACTTTGTTGTAACTGGTGACCTGACTGTTAGCGGCACAACTACAACAGTTAACTCTGAAACCATTGCTCTTGCTGACAACATTATTGAGTTGAACAGCAACCTCACCGGAACTGACACTCCCACAGAAGATGCAGGTATTCGCATTAATCGTGGCTCTGGTGTAGACCAATTCCTTTATTGGGATGAAGGCAATGACCGCTGGGAAACAGCTCCTGTTGGCGGTACTGGAACGCCTGTTGGTTCAATTACGGGTGTAACTGCTGGTACTGGTTTAAGCGGCGGCGGAACTTCTGGCGCTGTAACTGTAAACATTGCATCTGGTGGTGTTGGATCAACACAGCTTGCAACAAATGCCGTTACAAATGCAAAGATAACTAACGGGGCAGTTTCGTTTGCTAAGATTTCATCAGCGGCAGTAACAACATCAGCGGAAACATTTAGCGATAGCGACACCCAGCTTATGACTGCGGCGGCTATTGACGATCGCATTCTGTCATACGGCTACACAACTAACGTTGGCGACATTACTGGTGTAACGGCAGGTCTTGGTCTTTCAGGCGGCGGTGCAAGTGGTTCAGTAACCCTTAATGTCGATTTGTCAGAACTGACAGACATGACTGCGGCAGTTGATGGCGCACAAGACGAGCTAATCCTTCTTGACAACGGTGCAGATCGCCGTAAGTTGATTAGCGAGATTGCTCTGTCTCAGTTCAATAACGACGCGGGATGGACTAGCAACGTAGGCGATATTACTCAAGTAACTATTTCGTCTACCGATGGTAGCATTTCTGGTACAGGTGTAGGCTCAAGCGGTGCAATTAGTTTTGATCTTGAAGTTGCATCGATAGATGGCGGAACTTATTAAAAACTTGTAAAATACTCCGAGTATATACTCATTAGGAGCGTCAAATGACACAGACTATCAAACTGCGGCGGTCGGCAACTAGTGGTAATGTGCCGACTACCGCACAACTTGATTTAGGTGAAGTAGCCATCAACACTTACGATGGCAAAATGTTCTTTAAAAAAAATGACGGTAGTCAATCTATTCAAGAAGTTGTAACTGTTGCAGGTGGAGATTCTAGGTATCAACTTAGCTCAGCTCCAAATGCTCCTGCCAGTGTTACAGCTAATATTGTTGGCGATACTATTGAAGTTGTTTTCTCTCAGTCGTCTACAAGCGATATTGATGCTTATGAAGTATGGTCAGACGGAGGCGCATCGTCTTATAGTTTAATAGGTCGCATTACGTCAGATGATTTCTCAGCTACGATGACTGTCGTAGACTCTTCTTTCGGCACCGGCACTATCGGCTATAGAGTTTTTGCGGTTAAAGGTGGTGTTTACTCGTCAGCGGCAACAACTACTAAAGCTTTTTCTGCTCCGTCGCTTGATGTATCTGGCATGACAGTGGTGGCCGACACCAATTCTTACGTCATATCTTATGAGCTACCTGAGTCTAGATACTTTGACCACGTAGAAATTTATATGGATGCTGAGCTGTTGTCAAGCAACCTCACGCGTACCGGTGCAACGCTTGTGTATTCGGGCGATAACTCGTCCTTTACTTATCAAATAAGCTCTGGCGATTTAGACAAGTTTCACCAATTCTGGGTGGAGGTAGTTACATCGTGATCTACTCTGCTGATCTTGAAAGGAACAAAATCCTTAACATTACAAACGCTATGGCGAATGACTATGGCGGCCAGCGTTGTATTTTTCCTCAGCTTGAAAGAGGTTATAGCAACACACTTGTTAACTCTGGGTCTGGTGATTATGACGGCGGTGATCGTGTTATTGGTTTCCCCGGTGCTTTTGATGTTCATGATGATCTTTTAATTACTGCGGGGTGGGGTGACGGCCTAGCAATTCGCCGACTAAACAACGACGGTACGCTGACAAGACTCTTTTATCAGAGCAACGCATTGTTCCGGGATACAACCTCTACTTATACCAACATGAACAGCATGGCTATTCATAAAGGTTCAAGTCAGATTGTGTTGTCAACTCACAACGTCAACGGCTACTCAATGGTTGACTACAGCGACATTACTGACACTTCGACTACGACAAACAATGTTGTAAATAACAGGCCCTCTTCTCGATATATTTTTTCTAGCGGCGGCGTAAACATCGACAGAACTGGTAGCTACTACAACAACGGTACTGTTACTGCCGGTGATTGGCTGTACATCCTTGATTACGATGCTACGCACTACAAAAAGTTTCCGCGCCGCCACTGGACTAACGGTACGCAAGAGCTAATTGACGCTACAAACGACAAATATTCAGGTTCAGCTACTGTAGACCGAAACGGATACAGAGGTGCTTTGCACTACGATGAAGTAAACGACCGCGTATTTTACAACTATTATTACAACGCAAACTTTGCAGTCATAGT